CCGTGACCTGCGATGGCGTCTCCGTCTCCCCTCGCGCCTCTAGCGTTTCCACTTCCGCCTTCAGCTTCGGCGTCGGATACACGAACCGCAACTCCTCGTCAATCGAGTCCTGGTCGTTTATGTCCGGCAGTTTTTCTAGCGGAACGGCCCCGCCCATCGAAAAAATCTCCACGCGCCGCGCCAGGCTGCCTCTGTCAAAAGCATCGCCCAAAACAAGGCCGCCCACCAAAACCGCACCGGCATCTTCTCGACCCACAACTTATGCCGAAGGTCAATCCGCATTTCAAATTTCCAATTTCAAATCTCAAGTCCCGTAGCGGTCCGGGGGCGAGATGTTCGGTCCCGCCCCCTTCTTGCTCCTTGCTTCTGAACTTCCTAGCTGATGCCCGACGCGCCGTCGATGTAGCGTAAACGCATCGTGGTATCAGGCGGCAAGCTGACCGTGAAGTGCACTCGATATGAGGTCCACGCGGGGATCAATCCCGCAGGGTCGGCCTGGCTGGTTGGGGCGTTCCTTACCACGTTGCACTGAATGTTCTGGTAATTCCCTTCCCCAAAAGGTGTGTCGCCTTTCGCGCCCAGCCGGATTGCGATGACCGCGTCCCGTCCAAAGATGTATGTTCGGAGTGCGCTCAGCCCGCTGATGGCGCCCGACCCCGGATTGTATCCGGGCGAGCTGGGCGTGAGGTATACCAGCGGGGTCTTGCAAAACATCACGTCGGTGCTGGGGAACTGCACGATCTCTGCCAGGTCTGTGCTTCCCAGGTCCTCCAGCTTTTGGAATCCCTCCGGTGTGTGCTTCAGGATGTCGATGGGGCTATTGTTCGCCGTGTCGGCGAGAATATCGCCAAGCACGAACGGGTGGATGACGCCCCCCAGCATTCCTCGGCCATCCAGAGGTTTAACCGACCGGCCCAAAAGGCTCATTACCGCCGAGCGCAACTGAGTGTTGGTGTTGGTGGTGTAACTCGATGTGCTCGTCGCCGGCAGCAGGATTCGCACTGAGTTGTCAATCGCATAAGCGCTGGTGTCGACCACGGTGCGTACCAGCAGCGAAAGCGATTGGCCTACTCTGTACGCCATTTCCTTCTGAACGTTGTCCACGAGAGGATCAATGGCGGTGGCTACGGCAAAGGACGAGAAGTTCGCATAGTCTGAGTACTCGCCCATCAGCGCGTTGACCGTCTGCACGGCCATGGTGAGCCCGGAGCCCACGGTGCCTTCAGCGGATTGGTTCGCGTTCGCTCCCAGCGGAGTGTACATGAACAGCCGAACCTGGTTTCCTGAGTTCTCGGGTAGCTCCATCCGCGTGCATTGGCGGAGGAATGGAGTCTCAGCCTTCAGGTTCTCGATGAAGGTCTTTACGTAGTGGATTGCTTGCGCCTGGGGTAGGTTACTCACCAGGTTCGCAGCAGGTGAATAGGGCATGTCCGTTTCCCTGTCTTTTGAAATCTCAAATTTCAAATTTCCAATCTGGAAACGGACTCTGAGACTTCAAAATAGCAAATTTACTGCCCTCGCGGAGCCTTTGGCGCCAGCAACTTCTCGAGCCGTGCGGAGTTCTCTTTACTCCCGAGGATCTCTCGGTCGTACTCCGCCGCCGACATGTTGTGGACTTTTTTCAAAAACTCCTCGTCTGTCAGCCCTCCGGGGCGCCGGGGCACGGTTCCGGTAACCGCTTTCCCTCCTGGTAGCCCGGTCAGCGCTGGACGCGGCCTCTCGTTAGCAGCCGTTCCCGCCGCTTCCGTTCCAGCCGTCGATGTACTTCCTGGAGGCTGATTAGCCCCCGAATCTTGTGTAGGGCCGAGCGGCGCTCGGCCTCCGTCGCCCGTTTCAAGCAGTCCGTCCTTGCTCAGCTCCTCGTACGCAAGCGCGAAGTTTCGCGCTGTAACACCCATTTCGTGCGCTTCGAGATAAGCCAACATCTTCTTTTCGTTCTCGGGCGTTGTGATGTAGTCAGGAAACGCCGCCATGAAGGCTAAGCCTTCTCGGCGATAGTTGTCCCGCGCGATCGCGTTGTTCGCCGCTGCCAGCGTCTGCCGGATCTCCTCCGGCTTCGCTCCCAGCCGCGCTTCGATCACCCGATCAATCGCCGCCGCCGCCTTCGCCGGGTCCCCAAGTTCTTGCCCCAACTTGAACGATTCGTCCACACTCAAATTCTTTCCTTCGTAGCTCGGGATGCTCTGCACGGGGTCCGGCCGGCCTGCCGATGTCCGCAACTCCAGAATTCGCCTGCTGGCGTTTTCCTGCGCTTGGCCAAGCTTTTGAATGATCTCGGCGTGGTCCTTCCCGTAATATCGTTGTGGTTGCCTGCCCGGCGTCTCCACAATCGCTACGTATTGCCCGTCTTGCGTTTGCTCAATTCGAGTCGGCATTTCGGTCTCCGCCTTTCGATGGCTCGATGGCCAGATGTCCCAATGGCCCGATCTTCAGGCCCCCTTTGTCTGCTCGTAAACGAACTTCCTCACGTCGGCAACGTTCTTCATGTCGAGCTTCGGGTCCTCGTCGGCGAGGTCGACCCCCGCGCCTTCTACCGCGCGCACCAGCTTCCTCAGCATCTTTTCCGCCCCTACCGCTTCCCGATGCGCCGCCAGTACCGCCGTCTCCCCCGCGCCCGGCTCTACAGCCACAATGTCCGCCACCATCTGCGCGTACGTCTGCGCAAGGAAGTGCCTCACCTGCGGCCAAAAGCTCGACTGCCGAAGCGCCTTAAAGTCGTCGTCCATCTCTCAAATCTCCAATTTCAAATCTCAAATGGCAAGATCGCCAGATCGCCCGATGGCCCAATTACTCTGTCCCCCCTGCGCCCAATCCTTCAGCGCCGCCTTGCCCCGTCTCCGCTTCGCTCCGAATCTCGCTCTCGATTCCCGACCTCAGCCCCAGCACCACGGCCCTATTCACGTCCTTTTGGTCAATCAATTCCTGTTGGTTTTGGTGTTGCTGTTGCTGCAAGCGCCCCTTCGCCTGCGCCTGAATCACCGCCGGATTCATCGCCATCATTTTCTGCCGCATTTCGGGCGTCAAGTCCTTAATCACATCGTAGAAGTTCCTGAACCCGCTTACGTCGGCGATCATGTGAAGCAGTTCGCTCACGTCCACATATTGCCCGTTGATCTGCGCCAGTTCGCTCATCGTCTGTGGCGACTGGAATAGCTCTACCATCAGCGTCACGGCCTGCGCCATCTGCTGCTTCACGGCAATGTGCGATCCGGCCATAACCTCGAATCGCTCGATGGGAGCATTGAAGTACTTCTCGGCATCAAGCTCAAAATCCTTCCCAAGCTTGTCGTTCAAGATATCGGCGAGTACTTTCTCCGGCAGAAACTCACAGTTCATCTGGTGCAAGTCCCAGAGGAACGGCTCGAAAACTTGGAGCACAAAATCTTCTACGAATCCGCCGATGCGGTCGTTCACGGCGCCGGCCATCGCGGATGCTCCCGTAGCGGTCCGGCCCAGCGATGTCCTTCCCCTCTGGGGCAAGTTACCCTGGGTCAAGAGTTCATTCGCCCCTGAGACTGCCTCCGCCCGCGCCTCCGATTGCTGCCCCGCAATGAAAATCTCAGTCGGGATCTTCGGTGTCTCGGCATACATGAATGCGTCTTTTACTGGCCCGTCAACGTCGAAAATTCCGCCCAGCCTTTGCCGAATGTTCTGGCTCGTGACGTTCGCTCCGCGAGACCTCACGATCGTCGGGTTTACAATCAAGGAGCAGATATCCGCAGTGGCATTGGTAAGCCCCTGCTGGAATCTTTGCTCTCCTCCAAGCACTACTCCGAGGCCCAGCCCCCAAAAGGCGTCCAGTGTATCCCACCAGTTAAGCGAATAAAATGGCTTGCACCCGAAGGGATTCTCGCAATTTCTAATGACTCGTGCTCTTTGCAGAACGGAGATGCACTTGTCATCATCCCACCTCTCTAACAGCTCTAGCGGCTCCTCGAACGGGTCTTCTGTAGTCTTCTGGAACCGTGGCGCCGCGTGGTGCAAGTACGCTGAGCTTCCCAGGTACTCGAGGCTTCGATCCTGCTGAATTTGCTCCGCCGCCGCGGGTGGCATAAACCACGACTTAATCTCGTCCTCGTCGGGTAACTCGTACCCCAACTGCGGCGCAAGTTCCAAAAGCTCCCGGTAAGTCACCGTGCGCTTGTGGATTACATACTTACAGCTTGCATCCTGGATATTTCCCCGCCGCGTGCTCGGGTCGACGAGAACATCCCGAATATCCAGGTCCTCAAACGTCGGCTCTTCGCAGTCGACCCAATCCACATTCCGCTTGTACTTCGTGGAATCCGCCGTGCGAAAGATCAGGTTCTTGCCAAACGCCACCAGCTTTTGCAGTGGATTCAGCCGCGTGTAGGTGACTTTCTTCTTCTGGTAGCTTTTCCACCCGTACTTCCAAATCCCCGTGCCCAGCAATAGCGCCGAGAAAAGGCCGCGCTTCACCGTCTCCCGAAACTTCATCTGGTCGAGTTGGGTCTCCTCGACCGCCGAGATCGCGCGCGTGGTGTCCTCGGTCATCCCCGGCTTCGGTCTCAGCACAAACGGCGGCTTCTCGTAGAAAAGCCCATTCCTGACTTTCCCTAGCAGCGAGTTGACAATTGTGGCCACAGTGAAGAGCGAGATATTCGCCCGCGGGACCGTCGTCCCCTCCCACACTTTCAGCATGGGCGGGGACTGATACAGCATGTCCGCCTCAATCCAGCGAATCGTCAGGAAGTGCGAATCCACCCACGCCTGGGCTAGGTCCGCATCCCGGCAAACGAGTTGCAGCGCTGCATCGTCTTCAACCGTGTATTGGTCGGTGAACGCCTCTGCATCGGGCGTCTGCATCGCCGGCGCTTGTTGTTCAATGTGTGCCATTTACCGCGTTCTCAAATTTCAAATCTCAAATTTCAAATTCTTCCCAGTCCGGCAAGCGGATCGCCCGGAATCCCCAAACCCACCCGCATACGCACTTCACGACGGCCAAGGGGTCCGCCTTCCTCAGTTCCCTTCCGCACTCCGGGCATCTCCTAACCCATTCCACCATCGGCCTTCCTCTGAAATTTCAAATCTCAAATTTCAAATTCCGCTAAAAGTAGTTGACAACCCCGTCCCCGCTCTGCTCCGGCTGGCTCACCGCTTCCGCCGCACTCTGCGCCGAAGGGAACAACACTTCCCTCATCGCC